TTTTCCAACTTCGATATTTTTCAATTCATCTTTGGACAAAAGTCTGTCACCCGAAGAACGCCAAAAAGCGTGGGCGTCAATTTGCCATTGACCTCGTGTGTATTTTTCTTTATCTTTTTCAACAGGCCTGTCTGCATAAGCCTTTGAAGTATCTGTCGGCAATTTTCTAAAAAGCAAAATATATTCGGGACATCCGACGCCCATTTTTGTGCCGTCCTTGCAATTTTCAGTCCATCCCAAACGGTATGTTTGATTATTTTCTCTTACAACATCTGTCACAACAGTAATCATTCCCATATATTGAAAACCGTGTCGCATATAATGCTTAATGGCGTCTGCGTGAAAAGGCTCTATGGTCGGCATTCCTGTGCCTGTTGCGTTACCAAACAACACTCGGTCTTTAATATGGCAAGCAAATACCCTGCCCGGTTTAAGCACTCTTAGCAATTGTGGGCTTAAATAATCCATCTGTTCAAAAAACTTATCGTCATTTTCGTTATGGCCGAAATCATTATAATTTGCAGAATATTCATAGTGATTACCGAAAGGTATTGATGTGCAAATTAAATCAACACTGTTGTCGCTCATATTGATAGTTTCCTTAACACAATCATTAAGAATAGCCGTATAATGCTCCCCTTCTACTTTCACTCTCTCAACTCCTTTTGCTCTTGTCATAATATTTGCATATTCTATATTCAAGCCGTAATCCTTGATGATTTTGCTCATTGTCTCTTGAAGTTCATTATGCCTTTTCCATTTAGCCATAAGGTCTTGATATACAGCTTCTTCGGCATCGGTAAAAATGATATCGATAATTACATCTTCCGTCTGCAAAAATCTGTAAATACGGTGTACTGCCTGAATAAAATCATTAAATTTATGGTCAATTCCTACAAATATTGCTCTGTGGCAGGCTTTTTGGAAATTACAGCCACTGCCTGAAATGCACTTTTTTGTTGCAAATAATTTCGTTCTACCCTCGGCAAAATCAACAAGCCTTTGTCGGCGTATTTCCATATCCATAGAACCATAAATATCAACAACACCTTGAATAGTTCTTTTGATTTCCTTTCGCTCTTCTTCTCGGTCGTGCCAAATAATAAAATGGTCGTTAGGATTTGCTTCAATAATTTCCTTTGCTTTAGCAACTCTTGCCTTAATTGACAATTTCTTTTCTTTTGCTTCTTCAACAAGCGAATTATTTGTATCAAGCAACAATTTAGTTTGACCGTCTTTTTCGCAAGGAGCCTCTTCATAAACGCTTTTAACAATATGCTTGTTAATATGCATCGGAGGCAAAATATATCCCTCATCGCTAAACCCTAAATCCGACGGTTTTGTTACAAACAATGCCCAACTTGCAAGCCACAGCCAAAACTCTTTTTCACGCTTAGGATATAGTGTCAAATTATTTGCCTTAGTGCTGTCACGCTTGAAGAACCTTGTCAAAGCCTGTCCTGTGTCCATTATTTCGAGATATCCGCCATAATGAATAAGTTCCTTGTATCTGTTTGGTGACGGTGTCGCAGTATTAACGAATTTGTACTTTACACCCTTGAACATATCAAGAAACGACTGATATGTTTTACTGCCAAAAGAACGAAGAACCGACGCCTCATCAAGAGAAGTGGCAGTGAATTGTTTAACATCAACCTTACCTTCTCTCACACTCTCATAGTTGGTTATGAAAAGCATAGAATCGTTATTTTTCACCTCTTCATTACTGCGAATAAACACAGGTGGCGCTATTTTCAAAATATTCACAGCGTCGTTATCAAACTCGGGCATAACATCAAACGGAGCAACAATTAAGGCTTTGCCGCCTTTATGTTGAGTTATCAAATGCAATATTTCAAGTTGAATTACAGTCTTTCCTAAACCAAAATTAGCAAATATTGCCCTACGACCTCCTGCTATTGCCCATTTAACGGCTATTTTTTGATGAGGCTTTAAATTCGTGCATATCTCTTCATCGGCAACATCAAAGCCTGTTTTAGGTGCTATCTGTACCTTGCTGTTTATAAATTCCTCATATGTCATCGCTTTTCTGCCTTTCTATGTAAACTTCTGTACGAGGATTTGACTTGTCGTATAAAACTCTGCTTCCGTCGTGAGATGCGATGATATTAAAATTGTCATCATCAAGTAACCCTGCTTTAACCATTACATCGTCAATACATTCAAGCATATTTGTCAGGTCACACTTTCTATGTGTAGGCATATAGAAAAGGCACTTAACATTAACAGGGTAATCAACACATTCAGCCCTTGGAATAAACCACAATGCGCTTTTTTCATATTGCTTATATTCTTGCGACGGACTGATAAAAGGCTTTCCTGTCGCTTTGTTCACTAATATACGCTGATGATTTTTCTTGCTTATCGGAATAAGTGGAACAGTGAATTTAATCATTTTAGTTCTCCTTGATTTTTTAAATAAAAATGTCGTTGCTTTTTAGGTTGCCGTCTTTGATAGCCCACTCCAAAATCGTCTTAAACGGTTCTTTGCAATCGGTGTATTTTTCAATTTTTTTGCAATAGTCGTTTAATGCAAATTCATTGACAATCATATACAGCTTGTCATATTCGGCTATCGTTAAGACTGTACCGGGATAATATTCGGTCATTTCTTCTTCGTCATATTGCGACCAATCAAAGCTCGATTTATCGCAAGTAAGTAAGTTAGTAGATATATCATTATTACATTCTTTCATTATTACATTCTTGTTTGTTGTTATTTGATTGTTATTTGATTGTTGATTGTTTGTTAGTTGATTGTTAGATTGAGTATCACTAACGCTTGTAAAGTCTTGATAAACCGTGTAATTAAGCACTATTATCAATGTATTTTTGTTAGTTGATTGTTTGTTAATTTCGCCTGTTTTTTCTAAATGTTTTAAAGCCGTTCTTACTTGCTGTGTAGACAGTCCGTTTCTGCTTGCTATTGATGCAACAGAAGTAACGAGAGAGCCTCTTTTTATAACCTGTCCGTGCCAACAGTTATCTTGATGATTTGCATTTAATAACAGGTCGATAAAAACTTTAAAAACAACAGGATTGTCATACCATTCCCAATCAGCCAACTTACGATATAATTTAATCCAACCCTCCATAACATCAACTTTCTTTCATGTAATAACGCTTATACCTACAATGCTCTCCAAAGCGATTTATTCCGTTTTCCCATTCATCCGATATAGGATAGCCTTTTTCTCTCAATTCGCTTATACGCTTGCGTGGGTCGCCTATTCCGAGGTGTTCCTGAGCCTCTTTGACCGTTATGCTTCCGTATTCTTCAATATAACCAATAATTCTGTTTTTTTGCTTTGCTATTCTGCTCATAGTTTCACCTCTCAAAACGGTAAATCGTCGTCATCATCGACAATTTCTTCAAAGTCCGAACTGTCAGCTGTTGCATAAGTCTGCGGTGGTTGTGAAAACGCAGGATTTGTACCTTGATTTTCAGCCTTTGAGCCGCAGAAAGAAACTTTATTTGCAACAACCTCTACGGATTTTCTCTTATTACCGTCACGGTCAGTAAAATTATTTGTTTGTATAGAGCCCTCGACAGCAATCATTGAACCCTTGTGGAAATAACGAGAAATAAATTCAGCAGTCTGTCGCCAAGCAACCACGTCAATAAAATCAGCCTGTCTGTCTTGTCCTTGTGGCTGATAATTTCTGTCAACAGCCATTTGAAAACGAATAACAGAAATGCCGCTTTGACTTGATTTCAATTCAGGTTCGTATGTTAATCTGCCCATAAGGACAACGGAGTTAATCATTTGTATTTCACCTTCCAAATCTTACATAAATATTCATCAAGCTTGATGCCGAAAACCTTGTATTTCTCGTCAAAAGACTTTTGCCCTATTCTATGTGCCTCGGCGTGTAAATCCCACCTTAACGGCATTACACGCATACCGAGATGAATAATATCTTTTCTGTTTCTGCCCATACCTACTGCATCCACATGATGAAGTTGTACCTTTGCTTTTTCGCCTGTAATACAGCAAGTCTTATTTGCAAGACAGCAGTAAATATACCTTGATATATCAGGGCTTCGCTCAATTAAGTTGTCTTTAGTCGGTATTCCCTCTTCAATGCAAAATTCGATAAGATATTCAAGAAAATCTCTCGCAACCGTCATTGAGCAATCAGAGAGTGAAAATTCTTTTTGTCCGGTTAAAGCAATATATGAATATTTCATAACCTGCTTTGTTTCATCAGGTGTATATCCTGTGTGCTTTGCTATATCGTTAAAGGTTGCATAAATATGTTTACGCTGTAATGCCGATATGCTCCGTCCGTCATCAATACGGACAGAACATTCGGTTATTTGTCTTTTGTCGAGTAAGTAGGTCTTTTCAAACGGAACAATCAAGCTAAAGCTTTCATTTTCAACAATATCGGTGACATATCCGACTGCCTCATCCATAATGTCACCTATGCGAGTGGGTCGTTCTCAATATCGGCATTGCTTTCAACAACTGTTGTATCGTTTTCGCTCGGCGTTTCAACATTGCTTGGTGAAGAATTATCTTCTTCGTAGTCGCTGTCGATATAATCAACTGTACCGTCCTCATTAACAACAGCCATATCGCTGTCAAGTGCCTTTTGCATTTCAATGCTCATAATGCCCCACTTACTTATAAGCTGACGGAGCATAGTTTTTCTGGCCATGGCATCAAAGTCCTTTTCCCAAAAGGTGTAACCTGACTTTTTGCGGTAGCCCTTAGAATATTTGAGTGCAAAAGCCTCCATTTTGTTTCTGCTCCAATAAATCGACTTGATAAAGCCGTTATGATACCTGAACATTGCGTAGTAGCCGATTGTAGGGGTATTTTCCCTCTCTTCCTCGTCAGTTATAAGTGACACCTTGATTTCTTCATCAAGAGGGTTGTAGGACATGAGTTCGCCCTCTTTGATTTCAACTACATTAAGCCTTTCATAATAGCCCGAACGAATGGCAAGCTGAATATAGCCTTTATATCCGAGCTGAAACTGCGCAATTTTACCGTTCTTAGTATCGTAAGGAACAAGATAATATTGACCGAGCTGAGGACTTGGTGAAAGGTTAAGTGTTTCGCCAAGCAAAGCAGCTGTGATAATCGAATTAGCATCACATTCCTGTAATGCAGGGTTAATTGCAACAGCCGAAGAGATTGCCGCAATAAACCTTTCTGCCTTTTTAGGGTTGCCGAGAGTATTGTTGATAAGTGCCTTATATTTATCTTCCTGAATAGCTACGCTAAACTTTTTCTTTGTCTTAACAAGTGAATTTGCCATTATTATTCTCCTTTCGGTACATTACCGTATCTGATGTTATATTGTGTTGTGAGTGCTTTCATAGCCTTACGAAATTCCTCGGTTGTGTCATAAAAACGAACATCAATTGTTTTAGTTGCCTGCTGATTAACTGCTTGTTTTGGCAGCTGTGGTGACTGTTCCTGCACCGTTTCAGCCGTCGAAGTTATTTCTTCCTTTGCCGGCTCACTGTTTTTCATTAGCTTAAGCGCATTTAGCCTTTCTTCAAATTCGTGCTTCTTTTGAAGAGCTGCCGACATATCAAGCGTTTCAATATAGGCATCAAGCATTTGCTCCTCACATTCAAGTTTCATTGCCTTAATAACCTTGATGTCATTCTCAAACTTAAACACCTTATCTCTTATTTCCTGTTTTATTGTTTCAAGCTTACTGGTTTTATTTTGCCATTTATTTGGTATAACTTTTTCAAGTTTGAGTACCTCGTAATAGTCAGGAAATTCTTCAACATAAAAGCTTGCAATTTCTTTTAGCTTTTCATCAACCTCTTTCTTTTCAAAGTCCTTAACCTGCGTATCAATGTTATTTACGCCTTTGTCGATAATTTCAACAAGTTCTTTGACTTGTTTTTCAAAGTTTTCAAGTGGAGAGATGTACTCTTTTTTCACCTCAACCTTTTTATCGTTTAAAGCCTTTTTGAGCTTATTAAGCGTTGCCTTGTCACTCTTTGCAGACTTTAAATCATCCTCGGTTACTGCAAGAGTTTCATAAGGCTTAATTTTTTCGGATAGTTCAGCCTTTAACTCCTCAAAATTGAATACAATCGCATTTGGTATTGACTGTTTGATGTCAGTAGATAAATTAAATTCCATAATGATTTCCTTTCATATTTCAGGTAATATTAAATTCGGTACTTTTCGAGTTTGAACGCAATTCCAAAACTCTTTTTCTTTATGTAACAGATATTCCATATCTGCCTTAATCTGCTCATCGTCACGCTCAAAGAAATAATCTCTTACCGTATGGCGTAACTCTGTACCTTTGTAATAACGAATATCAGCTCGTAATATTGCAAAATCGTATCCTGTTGCAAGAAATTGATGCAAAATTTGCGTGTAGTAATAATCAGGTACTTGTCCGTTCCAATGCTCCCATTGACTTGATTGCTGAATGGTAGTTGTTTTAATTTCAAGTACGCCGTTTTTATTACCACCGATAATGTGACCGTCTAAGGTTGCAAAAAGTCATGGTTCGTTCAGTCTGTTAGCAATCATTCCGAACTCGTCATATTCAACCTTATAACCCGGATAATCAAGCTCAAATATTCCTCTTACAAGTTCTTCGGCTTTTTTACCATACATAACGCAATCTTTATCGCCTATATCCTCGGCCTCTCGCTGTCCTGTTTTTTCTTGCCAAAGTTCAACATTCGTTTTCCAAGGATTTACACCGATAATACAGCTTGCCTCGCTTGCACCTATTCCCTTTTTGCGTTCTTTGAGCCATTCCTCACGATTTGTAGTTTTTTTCATATGTACCCTCTGCAATGCTTAAACACGCATACCAACCGCTTTGTCTATCGTCAAATATACAGTTATCAAATTCGCTGTATTCATCAATAAACGGCTCTGTATATTCTTTTATAGTCTCTTTAGCTTCAAGGTCATTTGCGAGCAAAAGAAACGAAAGAATAATCATAATTAAGCCACAAAGCATTAAAACAGTTGTTATTAACTGAACTAAAATATCAGTATCGTCAACGATAAAGCCAAGCATATATAAAGAACCGCCGACAATACCGAAAACTATTCTTTTATTCTTATTCATTAAGTGGCTACGCAGTGGGCAATAATTACATCTTTCCATATTCGTCCTCCTCGACAGGCTGAATACCTGTAACTTCAAAAAATTTATTTCTGTTGATATAGAAATTCCATCTGCCATTACTGCAAACAGCAC